CTCAGAAGGAGGAGGCATGAAGGTTAACTTATGGGCCATCAGAGATGTAATGCGCGACATTCCAGCAGTAGACTTGGGTGAGTTTGATGTTGATGCTGTCCCCCGTATTGGCGAATATGTAGTATGGCGTGATGGATGGTGCAGCACAGGGGTATTACACGTTCACCATAATTTCTACAATAACACGGTTACAGTAGAGATACCTGCCGATTACACAGGTGAATATAGGGCAGCGGTAAAGGAGACACCATGATAACCAGACGAGACTTTATCAAGGGACTCGGAGCACTGGCACTCATCCCGTTTATACCGGAGATGGTGAAGCCGGAGCGCAAGGTGCTGACAGCCGATGCCATTATTCACCGTGGAATTGCCTACTGGACAACACGGGAGGCTGACGGGCGGACGATGGTACACCGGGAGCCACTATGGGACAACACAGGCGAGGCGACCATACCCCATGACGGCACACGCTACAAGGTCCGCTACACCGTCAACGAGGATGGCACCGAGATCACGGGGGTGGAGTGATGATTAAATGCCCGCATTGCGATAAAGAGGTAGGCAAGACAGCCCTTGTGAAGTATAAGGAAGGCGATCTGCCAGGAGGAAAAGGGTGAGCGATAGATTTAAGATGGCGTTTGGATGGACAGAGATGATACAAGGGTCTCCCAAATGCAAGAACTGCGGGCATGTATATGACCCCGCTACTTATCTAGGCGAGACATGCTGCAATAGCCCCGTGTTGACATTCCCAGAGCCAACGGTAATTGACCATCCAACATGCGATAATATGCCGGGAGGGGTGAGGTGAAAGCCCATTGTATTGAATGCGACCAAGAGACCGAATGGACAGAGGGGATACAGGAGGAGCGCAACGTCTCCGAGTTCAGCCCTGATAAGTCATGGAGAAAATACAGGACATACACATGCGATTCTTGCGGATATGTCGAGGACGCAGTGATAATGGATATGAAAGCCAAGCTTAATGACCTGCCCCCAAGGACATAAGGCCGACATAGAGCCCATGAAGGGAGGTATGATTCTTTTTTGCATACCGTGCGGATGGAGGATAGAGATGAAAATCAAGAAAAACCACCGCGCCAGGTGGATTGAGAAGCGGAAAACCAAGAGTTTATTCAATAGGCGTAACAAAATGTGACAAATCACTTGAAATAGACGTTTCATTATGTTACATTCAGTTCATGCCTACGGCAACTGCAAAGAAGCCGCGAGCGAAGCAGAAGCCTTTAACTCCCCGCGAGAAAAGGCTTTTAGCTATTTTATCTGACCCGCCTAAAGATATAAAAACCTACCAAGATGCTTTAATCGGCGCAGGATACTCCGAAGCAACGGCCAACTCCTCTGCCAGTAGGACTATTCAGCAGGTTGCAGGGAAAAGCGGTATGGTGGACGCATTGGAAAAACAGGGCATCGACATGGATTTCATTGCGGGAAAGCACAAAGAGGGACTTGAGGCCAATAAGGTCATATCAGCCATCGTCATTCACAAGTCAGGCAAGAACAAGGAAGCAGATAGCCAAACCAATGACTTCATCGAGGTTCCCGACCATCCCGTCCGACACAAGCACCTGGACACCATCCATAAGATACGCGGAGACTTCACCGAGAAGGTAGAGCACAGCCTTGACAGTGAGCTTGAAGGCCGCTTGACCGCCGCACTCAAGCGCGAGTTAAAAGGTGACGATAAATGACCCCCACCGCCCTGAATCCCGAGGAGCATCTAATACAGGACATAGAGCAGCTTGTCAACAAGCCCTTGGCATTCGTCTACTACGCATTTGATTGGGGCAAGCCAGGGCCGCTAGAGAACGAGACAGGCCCGGACACATGGCAGATTGAACTCCTCAGAGCCATTGAGAACGGCTTACTAACCCCTGGAGAAGCCATCAAGCTTGCGGTTAGATCAGGTCACGGGATAGGGAAATCAGCCCTGATAGCATGGATAATCCTCTGGTTTATAAGTACCCGCCCCCATCCTCAGATAGTCGTCACTGCCAATACAGAGCCTCAACTTAGAACGAAGACGTGGCGCGAGCTTGCGGTATGGCATAAGCGCGCGATCAACAAGCACTGGTTCAAGATGGTAGGGGATTCCTTCTACCACGTCAAACACCCCAAGACATGGGCTGCAAACAAGGTGCCTTGGAGTGAGCATAAAAGTGAGGCATTCGCCGGAACACATGAAAAGCATGTCCTTATCATCTTTGACGAGGCCAGCGCCATACCTCAAATCATCTGGCAGGTTGCCATGGGAGCCATGACAGGCAAGGCCAAAGCAGGCGAGCCCATGACCAAGATGTTTATACCCTTCGGTAACCCCACGCAGAACACAGGTGGATTCAGCGATTGTTTTAAGAAGTTCCGGCACAGATGGCAGTGTTGGGAGATAGACAGCCGGACCGCCAAGATGGCCGACCAAGAGGAAATCAACCAGTGGATAGCCGATTACGGGGACGACAGCGACTTTGTGCGCGTCAGGGTTAAGGGGCAGGAGCCCCGGGCCGGAGCCATGCAATTCATTCCAGGCAATATTGTTGAAGAGGCCATGAATCGCAAAGCCCATGAAGCCGATTACCACTTTGCACCGAAAATCATGGGTGTGGACATTGCCCGGGGCGGTGATGACCAGACCGTTATCTTCTTCAGGCAGGGCATTTCTCAGGCACGCAAATCAATAAAGATGCGCACAGACGACCCGATGTATACTGCCCATGTTATCAAGGACAATTCAGATAACTGGGATGCAGACGCAGTGATAATCGACATGGGCGACATGGGGGGAGCAGTCAGAAGGCTATGTGAAAATCAACTCAACATGGACAACGTAATGGGCGTGTGGTTTGGGGGAGAGAGCGCCGAGGACCAATACCTCAACAAGCGCGTGGAGATGTGGGACAAGGTGCGCACATGGCTTAAGAACGGCGCTGTGCTAGACGAAGACCCGCAGATGAGGGACGACTTGACAGGCCCTGAGAAGGTATACAGACACGATGACGGCCGCATGCAGCTTGAGAAGAAGGCGGACATGAAGAAGCGTGGACTAGCGAGCCCGGACAACGGGGATGCCTTGGCATGCACCTTTGCATTCCCCGTGGAGCGCAGAGACAGGCTGAAGGAAGCCGTGGTGCGCATGGGCTTCACAAAGGGTGCGGGTGATGAGTACGAAAGTCCATCATCCAGGAGGAACCGATAGTGGGCGGCGCAGTTACAGCAGTAGGCGCAGATTTGGACGAGCAGGGAGGTTCAGGCAGCGGACTTGGTATTAATGTTTTTGGTAGCTCAGAGACAGGCAAGAACCTTGACGCTATCCTGAATCCAGCCGCCAACCTTGACCGCATCAAGGGTAAGCTGGACAAGAACCTTGGCATTGACGCATTGGAGGCAATACCAGCAATGTTTGACCTTGAGACACAGGCATTGAATCAAAGACGCAACGAAATCCTCGGCAGGATTAGTGGTTTAGATAGGGAAGCCAGCAAGTCAGTAGCGCAGGCGCGTATAACCGAGAGACGGCGCAAGGGCCGCTCCAGTACAATATTGTAGCAAATGGAGGTAATAAGATGAAGAACTGGATAAGCAAACTCAAAGGAATAGGGCTTGCCGTACTCGTAGTAATGCTCATGACTTCCTTCGCAATGGCAGAAGCCACGCATCTGCTTGATGGCAGGGATGTAAGCGGAAGGTATGGCCAGGACGGCAAGAGTGCCAGGGTGGGCTTTATCAATTCCACATGCATTGAGGGGACATCTGACGCATTCGAGACATGCTTGTATGGCATTGATCCTACCGCCGACAATTCGCTTCTTTTCCCCGATGCAAGCGGAACCTTGGCCACCACGGGCGGTACATTCAGCGGAACCCTTGGAGTCAATACCGTGGGGACAAACCAGATAATTGACAATACCGTGAGCTCGGCGGACATCCTGAATAGCACCATTGTGGGCGCGGACATATCCAATACTGGCATGTTTAACGAACTCACGATAGACATTGCCACTTCCGCATCCAGTGGAACCGCGACAGTTGAGGCAGGTTCGATTATTATGGGCGCGCCTATCCCATGGGCCAATATAAGCGACATAGGGGTTGATATGGCAAATAGGGCTTGGGTTTCAGGAACCACGCTCACCATATCTACCAATGGAACAGTGGCAGGCTTGCTAATCCAGTACAAAGTCGTGGTACTGAGGCCGTAGTGAAGGCAGCCAACGCCATATTCTGCCTTGTGTTGGTGAGCGTTGTAATCTTTGGCGTTTATGCTGATATAACAGCGCCCGACAGGGCATACCAGCGAGGCCGGCAGTCCATGTATGCGGACATGATACGAGCAGCAGGCGGCCCCCAGGGTAGTCAGTTGCAGGTAATAACGCCCAAAGGGCAGTCGATTTTCCACGAGGTGGGCATATGCGCTACTTGTCACTCGTCATAGCATTGCTACTGGCAGGGTGTTCTTTTACCACGACCATCAAGGACCCAGATGGCAAGGTATGGGCCATTAAGAGCAGGAATAACGCCCTTGTTCATGCCAAGTTCATCAATACCGGAGAGTTCACCGTGGATAACACTGGCAGACCAAGCGCCGTGGAGGACATTATCAAGCTCTACACGATACAGCAGATTAACAAGGAGGCTGACTAATGCCAAAAGGTAAGGGATACACGGGCTCCAAATCGTCCCCAAAGCCCAAGGTTAAGAGGACTATGGGCAAAAGCAAGGGCAAAAGTCACGGGCGAAAGAAAAGGAAGTAGGACAGACTTATGGCAAAGACAAAACAGGGACAGCGGGCCAAAGAAGTAAGGCAGAAGAGAGCCAAGCAGCAACCCGCCAAGAGCCAGACAGAGCGTGACAAGGAGATTGTCGATTCTCATAGGAGCCGCCTTGTGTCCATGGAGAACAGGCGCGACCAGAAAGAAGAGATATGGCAAGACCTTGCGGACTACGTTCTCCCGGACTTTGAGGACATCGAGCAGACCGAGGAGCCCGGGGAGAGGGTAGGGCAGCGAATCTTTGACGGCACCGCCCCCGTGGCCCTAGATATTGCCACCAACGGCACATACGGTAATGTAATGAATCAGGGCTCGCCGTGGTTTAGTCTCCGGGCGTGGCTGAACGACCTCAACGAGATAGCAGAGGTGCGGTCATATCTTCAGGACGTGCAGGAGCAGATATTGTTTGCCCTGGCCCGGTCTAATTTCTACGAGGAGAGCTTGAGCCTTGTAAGGGGCGGCATAGGCATTGGCACATCTACCATGATGAGCGAGGTTGACGAGGCCAAGGATATCATAGTCTTTGAGCATATCCATCCCGCACAGGCATTCATAGCCGAGAATAAAAACCGCCGAGTGGACACCCTGTATCGTAAGTACCGCGCACATCTTGCGGATATTGCCGAGAGGTTCGGCAAGGAGTCGCTCAGCGAGAGTCAGCAGCGGACATTAGTAGACAGTCCATACTCTCAGATAGAGATACTTCATGTCATAGCCGAGCGTAAGGACTTCGACCCGTTCAAGTACGACAATATCAACATGCCTTATGCATCCATATGGATTGACTTGAGCGAGGGGCGGTTACTTCATGAGAGTGGATTCAACGAGCAACCCTTTACCACATGGCGATACCTGAAGAACGCGGGTGACTTCTACGGCAGATGCCCTGCCGAACTGGCACTGCCGTCCATTATCGGCGCAAACAGGACCGTAGAGGACATGCTTGCCGTATCCGAACTCAGCGCAATGCCACCCATGAGAGCATCTACCAACATGCGCGGTAAGGTAAAAATGACCTCGCGAGGTCTCAATTACATGACTGCAGAGGATTTCCTAGAGCCCATCAATCTCGGACAGAACTATGGTGTAGGCGTAGACCGCGAGGAACGCCAGCAGGAGGCCATCAGGGCCGCGTTTAACGTGGATTTCTTCTTGCTTCTGTCAAGCGCCGATGCAAGCCGCACAGCGTTTGAAGTGGCTGAGCTTCAGAGCGAGAGGGCGCTGATACTGGCCCCTGCAGTCAGCAGGCTTACCGCAGAAGTCCTTGACAGCGTGCTTGAGAGGGTATTTTCTATTGAGGAACGCGCCGGACGCATGCCCATACCACCCCCGATACTTGAAGACCTTGGCCCCGATGGTCAGATAGACATTCAATACCTTGGCCCATTGGCCCAGATTCAGGCCCGCTTGTTTGAGAATCGCGGCATAATCGGAGGGATGGGATTTGTGGGCGAGATTGCCGCAGCCTTCCCGGGCGCAGTAGACAACGTGGACGATGACGAGCTTATCAGGGCGGCTATGCGTAGCTTCAACTTCCCGCAGAAGACCATAAGAAGCCAGGACGATGTAGCAGCACTTAGAGTCGCACGGCAGCAGGATCAGGCGGACGCTGCCCAATTAGCTAAAGCCGAGAGCTTGGGCAAGGCGGCAAAGGATTTAGGGCAGGCGGGCGTAAACGTAGCCGAACCTATCGAACAGGCAATTGAAGGAGTGGCACAGTAATGAAGCCATCAGACAAGAAGCCAAAGGTCATAGAGAAGCAAAAGAAGGCCGAGAAGGAGCACGAGAAGGCCGCAGTCTCTATGCACATGAGATATCGCAATACCTACAGTAGCCCAGAGGGGCAGGTGGTGTTATGG